CCACAAGATTCGCCGGGCTTGCTAGGCCCCGGGGGAGATTGCAGGGTTCGCTGGGCCCCACAAGATTCGCCGGGCTTGCTAGGCCCCGGGGGAGATTGCAGGGTTCGCGGAGATTGCAGGGTTCGCGAGGTCCCGGGGAATCTCCATAAAATCTCGCTGGGGTTATCGCAAACGTGACCGGCCCTCGGACCCCCCTGGCCCCCCTATCTCCCGCGCGCGCGTCCGCGGATGATTAGCGGCCTCGTGGGCCTAGAGGGCTCGAGGAGGCTCGAGAGGGCCTCGCGAGTTGTGGGGGTCGCCGGGACCTAAGGGTAGGGCGGGATTCGTGGGGCTCGAGGGGCTCGAGGGGCTCGAGGGGGGTCCGCGGGGCTCGAGGGGCTCGAGGGGCTCGAGGGGCTCGAGGGGCTCGAGGGGCTCGATGTTCGGCCCCACGGTTCCCGAGGGACCCCACGGGACCCCAAGGGACCCCACGGGACCCCACGGGACCCAAGGGACCCCACGGGACCCCACGGGACCCCTAGCCTCCATGAGTCCAGCGCCGGACGCTCCAGACTCCCCATCCCGCAAGGATGGTGAGCGCCACCCGCCGGTTCCATGGACGCTCCGCGAGCAACGCCCACGAGGCCAGAGCGCAATAGGCCAGCAAGGCGCCTATCACGCGTCCTCCCAAGCTGCGGCCAAGCTCGCCAAGGCGCGCTCCAACGCCCCGAGCGCGTCGTGGACCCGCGCCAGAGCGAGGACCCGGGGGGACGCGTCGGCACCCTGGCGCAGGGCCAGCGCCTCTAGATGCTGGTCGATGCGTAGGACGGCCTCGCGGATGCGTCGGATGCTGGTGGCAGGTAGTGTGTTGTGCATGCTCCCGATAGCCGAAGAAACCCGCCGGACCGAATCGGACCCGATCGGGGGGCGCCGTAAACCTAGAGGGCGGCAGGGTTTACGTCCGCGCCCCAAAGTTTTCCCGGGAAAGTTCGTGCGTTTCCGTTGCGGCACCCGATATAGTGCGCACCGCGATAGCGAGCCGGACGCACCTGGCCGCCCAACCTCGCGACCTCCCGATGGACACTCCCGAGACTCTCCCGACCGCCGACCAAGTCATGACCGACGCCGACCCGCTCGCATGGCTTGCCGCATTCGTGCCCCATTTCACTGGCTGGAATGGTCTGCCTGTAGCGGTGGCGGTGTTGCCGCGCGGCGCTTCCGCCGATTGGGTTCGCTACGCTTGGGATGCGGGGTACCTATTCAAGGAAACCTGCGCAGTCCAGACGCTGTGGGGTCCACACTCCGGAACGCCATGGCCGGCCGATCGGGCCCGCTGGATCATTCCAGGCCAGCCTGTGGTGCTCCTTCGGCACCGGCCGGGCCCGGGCCCGGACGTGATCCTATTGACGTACGAACCGCTCGACGGCCCCAGCATCACCCGCGCGCCGCGATAGGCTCCCGTAGGCTCCCGGGGGCCCCGTAGGCTCCCGGGGGCCCCGTAGGCTCCCGTAGGCTCCCGTAGGCTCCCGTAGGCTCCCGTAGGCTCCCGGGGGTCCCGTAGGCTCCCGTAGGCTCCCGGGGGTCCCGGGGGTCCCGTAGGCTCCCGGGGAGCGCATAAAGGCCTTGCATATGCGCATATGCGCAGGCCCTTGCATAGCTCCCCGGGCCACCGGGGGCGTTACTCCGTTTCGCCGGCTTTCTTGTTCTCGCCAGGATAGGGGCGCCAGTCCCCTAGGTCCGGGGCATCGGCTAGAAGGGCCCGTAGGGTAGGCAAGGCCCACGCCGGGGACATAGCGTGGACGCTAGCCAAGCGAGGGATCCACACTCGGGAACCTTGGCGGAGCCCCCATCGGTCCCCGGGGAGTCGCACTAGCACCGTTCGGCCCTCTCAAGGTCGCGGATAGCCTCGCGCACCCGCGCAGCCCGTGCGCCGTGCGGGGCTATGGTGATAGTTTGCGGCGCGCCAGCGCTAATCCCGCAAGCCCCGCAAGTATCGCAGGTAGCCCCGTCGACCGAAGGGCAGGGCCAGGAATCCGCGGGGGGCGCATCGGTGACCAAGTAACTGCGCCAGCCCAAAGACTCCGCGCTGGCTGCCTCCGCCGCGGTGAGAGTCGAAGCGCGGAGCCAGCGGCGGGCCGGAGAGGTCGGATTGTGTGTCCAGGTCCGCGTATAGCCGATCACCGGGCCGCGCCAGCCTTGCGACGCATCGCAGAGGAAGTCCCACGGGAGGAAGCCCGGATCCCCATAGGCCCCCCACCGGAGCAAGACGCCCTTGGGAACGTGGCGCTCCGCCCACTCGCGCACGGCCGCGGCAGCGAGGACGGGCCCCGACCAAGGTAGCGGGTCCGTTGCGGCCCTTGCGGCTTGGCGTGGGCCTTGCCATCGCAGGACGTAGCATCCGCCACCTTTCCAGGATTGAAGGGGGCAAGCGCCACACACTCGGGTTTCCTCCGCGGGCCCGTAGTTGTTCGGATCGGCGCCCTCCGCGAGAACGTAGACCTGGACGGCGCGGCCGAGCTTGACGTTGTCGGCACCGTATCGGAAGACTGCCAAGCGATCGCCGGGCATCGCCAGGGTAAGCGTGGGCTGTTTCATCGGGAGAGAGAGAGAGAGAGAGACCGCTAGCAAAGAGAGCCGGACCCGCCCGATAACCGAACGGGCCCGGCGGGAAGTCAGTCAGAAAGCCAACGCGGGGATCGCCAGGGCCTCGCGCACAGCTTCCGAGACCGCGGCGCGGGCCAACGAAACGCCGACCTGCCCGAGCGCAGGGACCGAGCGACGGGAGGGGGTGCCCGGGTAGGGGGTCCAGTCGATACGCCCCGTGGCAAGCCCCTGCGCGGCGTTGTAGGTTTCCAAGGCGCTCCCCCGGCCGAGCATGGGGACAACTTCGGCGTCGACCCACCGGATATCGCGCGGCATCCCGTCGGACCCAACCCGGGCCCGGAGACCGGCGGCGACTCCGGCCCGTAGCGGCACGCTGGTGGAGGTGTCCCGGAGCCGGCGGGTCCAATCGGCAGCGGCAACGGCAGCGCCTTCGATCCGCCGGACCGTGCCTGAGAGACCAGCGAGGAAGTCGGCGCGGCCCTGCGCGTGGGAGAGGCGCTCGCCTTGCATCGGGCCGAGGGTGAGCCCATTCGAGCACACCAGGACGCCCAGCCCGAAGGCCAGGAAGTCGGCGCGGCCAGGGCGACGCGGGCTCACCAACGAAACCCGGAAGCGATAGCCGGGCAGCAGGTCACGGTGCCATTCGATCCACTGCGCCCCGCGGGGCCCACGGCGCCAAGCGGAGCGGACGAATCCCTCCTGGTACAGTGCGAACTCGAGGGCAGGGGCGTCGATCCGTTCGGGATTGCGGAGGGCCAGTTCGCGACCCTTGCGGGTTGCGGGAAGTCGGGAAGTAGGCCAGTTGAGGACGGGCAAGTCCTCGCCAGCATCGCGGCGGAAAGCGTCGCGCACAGTAGCGTGGGGAACGGGGCGCAGGAAGGCGGCGGCGGCGGTCGGGTGGACCATTGTCGGGAGAGAGAGAGAGAGAGAGAGAGGCGGGAGCGCCGCGGAACCATTCCGGGCGCTCCCCGCAGAGCCGGCGAATCCGCGGAACCGATCGAAGGAATCCCAAGGAACGCCGCAAACCCGCCGGGGCCCTAGAGTTGCGGCGGATTCCGCGGATTCCGCGATCGGCCCGGCAGCCGCGTCGGCTTTCGTTGGCATGATCAACGCACAGCACCGCGCGATTCTGGAAAGTCTCAGCCACCTCGGCCACCCCGAGCGGATCGGCGCCGATCTGGTTCGGCTAATTCTGGTTATTCGCGCCCTTGACCGATTGCGCGCAAGATTCGGCAGATTCGCCGATCGGTTCCGTCCCGGGGGCGGCTAATCAAGGCGTGGCTGGCATGATCGAAGCCGCCGTCCGGGGCGCAAGGGCGCGAGACCGGCAGGCCAGCGAGCCCCCTCGAGCCCACCGGCCCCTCGAGCCCACCGGCCCCTCGAGCCCACCGGCCCCTCGAGCCCCTCGAGGCCCCTCGAGCCCACCGGCCCCTCGAGCCCACCGGCCCCTAGGCCCCTAGGCCCCTCGCCGGCGGGGCCGATTACTTGTCCTCGCTCAGGCCGATTACTTGTCCTCGCTCAGGCCGATTACTTGTTCTCGCCAATTCTCAGGATCCCCCGCAGTCCCACCAGATCCTCGGGATCCAGCGGATCCGCGCCATCCTCCTGAATCCACCCCAGGAGAATCGCGCGGGAGCGTTGGGTCTCCAACGTGATCCAACGGGTCGATAGGTTCGGCTGGTTCATGCTGGATCCCAGGAACCTGTCGGCCACCTCGACGCCCCTAGCGGCGGACTTGCCAGACTGGAGAGCGTGGGATAGGGCAGCGACCAGGGCCTCCCCACGAACCAACTCACGGGTCCACCCCCGGTAGCGATCCCGGGCGACGAAGCAGGTGGCCGTGCTGTAGGCCATGTTGGTCGCCGTCGGGATCCCGCCCCCGTTCTCCAAGACCTCGATCCAGACCGCCTTGATGTGGTCATGGGACAGGAATCGGGCCAAGACCTCGTAGATGGCAGCGGTCTGGCCCAGGCCCTCACGGATGTTGCGAGGCCTGCGGGTCCACCAATGGAACAAGGCCAGGACCAACGGGGAGGCCAAAAGGGCCTGGATGAAGCCGTCCTCTCTCATCGGATGAAAGTACCCCTAGACTCGGCCGGAGCCAGGTGTTCGGAGATGAAGGACCGGGGGGCGGCCTGGCGCAGTCCCCGGCGCGCTATACGCTCTTCCAGGGCCTCCTCAGCGGACTTCTTGGGGTCCTGGGCCATCGAGTCGGTCCAGAGGCTCACAGCGATCGCCAGAGCGTCTAGGCGGTCGTCCCTCACCAGGGCCTGGCGCTCCCGGGTGATCCGCGAGAGCTGATAGAACAAGCGATAGACCCCAGGGGACTCCACGCCCTGTGGGATCTTCGAGTAGTCGTCCCGGATGACCTGCGGGGTCACGATCAGCTTGTGAGCCGTGATGACCGGCTGGAGCACGTCACAGATCCGCTTCTCCTTCTGGCCCTTGGACCTCAGGTCTTCCACCGCGATCTGGCGGCCTGTCGCCCGGACCTTGGGGCTCAGGAGCCTCGCGTACATCCCGTCACCGAAGTTGGATTCCACGACGATCCGCTGGGCCCCAGAGGTCGCGGCAGCATTCGCCAGGGCCTCTAGGGTGGCGTCGGAGTGCCCGTCGATGAACCCGCCGGCAGCCAGCAGGAACAGGTACCCGTTGCGCTGGGCCACCACCGCATAGCCTGTCTCGTCCTTACCAGAGCCCGAAGGGTCCACGGCCATGTAGACGCCCTGGTGAGCCATGAACTCCCCGTCCTCGATGGCCGCCTTGTGGTAGCGATCCCGGGACCAGCCCACGTTGAACGCTTGAAGCTCCTGGAGCGCCAGATCCTCACGGCTCCCCCAGACGTAGCGGGCCTTGGCGAAGGTCGAGTCCACATCGGCGACGACCAGATCCCGGATGCTCAGCGGGTACTTGTCGGCCGAGCTGGGCCGAGGGTCCAGCATGTATTGCATCGCCCACTCCTGGGGCGGCATCGTCTGCCGGCGGACAGTCCACTCGGTGTCCGTCCAGCGCTCAGGGTCCGTGCTCTTGCCCTGGAGACCGTCAGGAGCCCCGCGGATCTCAGGAGCCAGGCTGTCTCCGTAGAAGTCCTTGAGGTTGTTGTCAGGGTAGAGCGCGGGCCAGATGAACACCTTGGCCCCGCGGGCCTTGCGTAGGCTCTCGTAGAGCGTCTCTTCGGCGTGAGGGGTCCCGAGGTAGATGCGGAACTGCGGGCCCTCGGGCTTCATCAAGTGCCCGAACTCCAGCGTCCGGTCTTCGAGCTTTGCCCGCATCGTGGGGGTCTCGGAGTTCGAGGGGGCCTCCACGTCGTCTGCGATGATGATGTCCGCACGGCCACCGACGAAGTTGCCGAGGATCGCCACAGACCGCAGGTTGTGCGTCTGGCTGATAGGAGCCCCAGCAACGTCGAAAGCCTCCGCCGTGTTTCTGTCGGTCGTCTCTGGGACTAGGTGCTGGCACGCCTCGATCGAGAACAGGAGGCGCTTGATGTATCGGGCCTGGTCGAGACCTTTCTGGCCTGTGGCCGAGGTCACCAAGAATTGAAGGGAGTTGTCGAACAACCAGAGCCAAGGAGGGACAGCACCAGCGACGTAGCTCTTACCCAGGCCACGGACGCACTCGATCACGCAGTCCCGACTCACACCACCAAGCTCCTCTTGGATGAACCTTGCGATAGCGTATTGGGCCCGCGTGGGAGACGGAAGGTTCAGAGCCTCCCACGCGAGGGTCAGGAAGTTGCGGAAGTCGCGTAGGCGCGGGTCGGGAATGACCAAGGTGCGCCCAGAGTCGAAAATCCGCTCCAGCCGGTTCACGGAAGAGTGTCGGTCTTGGCCTTGATGGCGTCGATCTTCACTTCCAGCGCCGCGAGAGCGGCCGTGACCAGGATGTTCAGCTCACGAATGAGCGCGATGTCCGTGGCGTCGAGTTTCATTTCTTGGGGGCTTGGGTGTCCTTGAGGCGGTCCCGCAGGCTCTCCACCAGAGCCCGGAGGTCTTTGAGCTGCTGCTGGATCTCGGCCAGAGCAGCGTGAACGATGCCGTCGTGCATGGGGATCAGAAGGGTAGATCGCGGTCCAGAAGGCGGCGTTCTTTGGCTCGCTCCCGGGGGGCCGCGCGGTTCTTTGTAGAGTACCTGGTAGCCACTTGGATCAGGCGCGGGTTCTCCGGCTCCGATTCCAAGGCCTCCGTCAGGAGATCCTCGAAAGTCAGCCAGACCGCTAGGCGGACACGCGCCAACTCATCGTCCAAAGCAACGGCCTGGACACTCTGGAGCCAGGCCCGGACCACCTCAAGATCCTGGGCCGTGGGCTCCTCCTTCCGCAGGAGACGCCAGCAGTTGTGGGCCGTCTCCCAGCGGATCCTATCGCCCGATCGGTTGAACGTAGGCCGTGAGGGCCGGGCCGACTCCTGCGGTATAAGGGGCGAGTCCGAGTCGAGCATTGATCTTGTCCAAGGCGTCGGCCATCCAGACGGCGGTCGAGGTCAGGCGGCTGGTAATCAGGGAGTTGACCAAGGTGGCCTGCGCCGGGTTGGTGGGGGTCGCGGACCCGTCGGTAAAGTTGAGCCACTTGGAGGCCAGGGCGTCCGCGCGCTCCGCCGGGGGCAGGAAGCGATCGATGTGAGCCGTGAAGGCCTGGAGCAGCATCAGAGATTGCCAAGCAGCGACATGGTTCGAGAACTTGTTGGTGTTCAACGCTTCAGCACCGAGCAGCGAGAAGCCGTTGGCACCCACAGGAGTCACGAACCCGAGGTTCGAGTTGAAGCTCGCCGCACCCGCGGGGCCCACGCTGTCCTGCGCGGCCACCAGGTACACAGGGAGTCGCAGGAACTCGGCAGCGCGCACAGAGGTCGTGAGGCCCAGAAAGTTCGCAGGGCTGCACAGGGCCAGCTCGGAGTTCAGAGCGGCCCCGTAGGTGGCGGCTTGTGAACCGTTCAGCGAGTCCCAGGTGACTGAGGTGACGAATGGCGTGTGGGTGACCGCAGCGACACCCGAGATTGCCCGCCAATCGGCCACCGGATCCTGCATGATGACCCCGTTGGGCACGTCCGAGAAATCGGTGTTAGACGTGCCGATCCCGCGCAGGGAGGCCCGCATGAACGGCGCCATCACTGGGAAACTTCCGGCCGCGTTCTGTGCATAGACCACCACAGCGTTCGGGTTGAGCCCGAAGTTCGGCGCGATCCGCCGGGCGAACTGGATCCCGAAGGGCACGTCGAACTGCGCCTTGGGCATCGTCAGCGGGTCCAGGTTCTGGCCGGCGATGGGGATGTTGGGGTCGCGGAAGAAACCTTCGTCCACATTGGCGGACGTATCGTTCTTGGCCGAGACGCGGATCTCCAGCACAGCATAGCCGCGGGCCAGCGCCGTATAAAGCGCGAGTTCGGCAGCGTCCCCCTCGTCGATCGCCGTGGAAATCAGCGTGGCCCCTTGGAAGGTGTTGAGCAGGCGCGGGACCAGCAGAACTCGCCACCCGCCTAGCGGGGGCACACCAGGCGGCAAGGTGAGCTGGGCAGTCTGCCAGGTGAACACCTGGGCTCCGCCAGGCGGATAGGTCTGGTTGGCGTTGCTGAACGTCGGACCGACGTTGACCGAGGTGACTTTGGTCCCAGTGAACGTGGTGACACGACAGCGGATCCAGGCCCACGCGCGGAACGCGGCAGCCGCAGCAGACCCCGTGGACAGCAGCGCACCACCGGGGAAGTTGGTGGCGGCGTCGGCGATCGCGAAGGTGTAAATTGGAGCCCAGGGACCTTCACGATACGGAGAGCCCTCGAAGATCACGTTGTAGGCGCTGAACGACCCCACCTTGGCGAGGTTCAGGCGCAGCTCGGTGATCCGCGAATCCAGCTCAGCCGCGGGGGTGATGAAGCCCGAGGGCCAGTTGGCGATGGTGGTCAGGTTCTCGAAGATCTTCATTGTCCACGGAGAGCGAGGCGACGTTGGCGGGTCTGCTCAGCGAGCATTCGCTTGAGTTCGGGGTAAGAGCGGATCAGGTCCTTCTTGGCAGCCGCACGGTAGCGCTCGACCACCTGGTTGATCATATCAATGCGCGGAGAGCGCACATCTTCGGTGGAGACATCGACAGCCCGTTGGTATTTTGCGGTCCCGATGAGATCCCGCAGGGCCTGGCGAACCGTCCGCCCGCCCAACGTGATCGTGCTGGTCCTCTCGCCGTAGATGTCATACAGGCTGCGCCCATTGGCCGCCACGATCTCCCGCAGGTCGATCACCCGGTTGATCTTGGTGGACGGCGGGGTGAAGGCGTAGTTCAGGGCCAGGATCTCTTCGTTTAGCGCGTCGTCCCCGGTCACCTGGGCCATCACCGGGCTCACCAGGTTCGCGATACGCGCCAGGAGCCCAGGGTCTTGCTCAGCCACCTTGGACCGGATGAGCTTGGCGGATTGGATGGGCTCCCCGAGGAAGTTGCGGCGGACCGCAAGGTCTTGGCGGGTCCAGGGAAGCGCCGACAACATGGTCTCGTGGAGCCCGCGGACATCGCGCATAAACGGGTCGTCGGCGGAGGCGGCCTGCGAGACCAGGTTCGGAATGATGGTCTTCAAGAGCCCGTTGACGTACTTGGCACCGTAGGTCTCCGCGTTGTTCAGGGCCTCGGCAGCGTTCTCGATGCCCTGCATGTAGGACTTGTTGACGAAGTTGTTGGCGAAGCCGATGAAGATGCCAGTGATGAGGGCCAGCCCGGGTACATCGTCCTCATTCGGGTTGTCCTCGACGAACTTGTAGGCATCCGCGATGGCGCTCAAGACCGACGCGATCGGATCGAACTTGGCGTAGCTCACCCAGGTGTCTCCGATGAGCACGCTTTGAGGCGGGGGACCGCCCAGCGACGCAATCATCTCGCGCTCCTTGCGGTCCCTGGAGCCCGTCCCGGTGATCCGCCCCTCGGCGCTCATCATCAAGAAAGTCCCGAGGATCGCCGAGGAGGTCATCAGGCGCCCAGCGACATCCATGGCGGCCTGGGGATCCTTGGAGTAAGAATCGGCCAACAGGCGGTTGTAGGAGTTCTTGAGGCTCTCGCTCAGGCTCGGCCAGACCCGCTTGCCCAGCGGGCTTTCAGCGAACACACGCAGACCCCCAGCAGCCAGCGCGGCCGGCGAACGGTCGATCGAGGACAGCAGGGCGTTGGTCGGCATCCCGATAAAGGGCACCACCAAGCGGAGGAGCGGCGAGCGTGCGGCGGCCTTCTGTAGAGCTGCGGAGAGGCCCTCAGGGTTTAGCGGCCTGGTGAATAAACCCTCGTCACTCACCTTGTTAATATTTGCTGCCAACGCGCCGACCCCCGGCGAGATCTGATTCAAGCGGTCCTTGGCCTCGACGACGAACTCAGCGGTGTATCTGGCCCGCTCAGCGCCAGACAGGCCCTTCTCGGCCGCGATCTGTCCCGCGTATTCCTCAAGGGCCGCGTCAGTCATCAAGCGTCCATTCTCGATGATGAGGTCGATGTGCTTGGCGACGTACTCAGGGATCTGCTCGTCGACCATACCCTTAGCGATGGCCTCTTGAGCCAGGCGGCTTTCAGCCATGGCGTAGCCGATCTTGGTGGCCAACGCCGAGTCTACGGCCTGCGACCAGCGACCCGGGAATCGCGCAAAGGCCCCGTAGCCGTTGAGAATGGCCCCACCGACCTTGTACCAGCGCGTGCTCTGATAGTCGGTGTCGGTGTGGCCCATCGTCAACCGCAGGCGGTCGATGAACTCCTTGTTGATGTAGTGCTTGTGCTCCGTGGCCGCCGTCAAGGCCTTGGGACGAAACGTATTCTGGTTCTCAAGCAGGGCGGTTTTGAACGCCTTCCATCCCCGAGTCCAGTTGTCGGGCGAGAAGAAGAAACGGGCCGCAGCCTGCTGGGCACTGCGCCGGTCCACCGCCGTCGTGTAGGTGTTGAAGAACCGCGTGACCCCAGAGCCAGCAGCGACCTCCAACATCTTCAAGCTGGCCGAAGCGAACGAGAAGACCGGGATAGTGCCCACCAGCGTCCGCATGCCCCACATGATGTGGCCCATGAACCCTTCGATCATCAAACCGCCGACCAGCTTCCCAAAGGAATCTGTGGTGGTCCGCGCGAGCCCGCCGAGAGCCGCCTCGATCAGCTTGGGATCCACGTCGCCCGGCGGGAGCATGTCCAGACCGGCGGCAGCTTCGTCAGCGGTCATCCGGGCCGGAGCGGCCTGCCCGAATCCAAAGGACCCCGAGGGGGCCGCGCCAGGTCCGCCGGAGCCTCCACCAGGGCCCAGCGGACTCGCCGCGGGCCCGCCGGCATCGGCGCGCAGCCCCATCGCCTTGGCGAGGCCCTCGTGCTTCTTGACGAACGACTCGAAGAAGGCCGCCGCAGCCGCGGGGGAGTTCTGCACGACCCCGCCGAGAGCGTTGAACTCCTTGATGGTCTTCTCCAGGCTCTTGTCGTGGACCTTGAGGCCCAAGGCGCGCAAGCCACGGCCAAGGGTCGCTCGGGTGCCTTTCACAGCTCCCAGGGCGTCCAGGTAGAGCCGATAGCGGTGGAAGATGTCTTGAATGGCCTGCTCGTTTTTCTTCGCCTCCTTGAAGAGCGGGCGAGCTTGGTACATGTCACGGAAGAGCTGCGAGCCCAAACGGAAGAGCACCGTAGAAGCTGCCGTCAGCTCGATGGTGATGTCTTGGAGCTGGGCCTGAGAGGCGAGCTGGTCTCCGCGCATCCGCGTCAAGATCGCTGAAACCCCGCCGTCGTCTTGGCCGACCAGGGTCGCCACGCGGGCCGCCACGGTCCGAACCATCTCCCGGTCAGGGACGATCTTTCGCCCGGGGTTCTTCTCGAACCAGTAGCGATACGCCTTGGCGGCTGATCGGATCAGGACAGCGGCATCCATCAGGCCCTCATCCACCATCTGGAGGTTGATGTCCCGCAGACTCGTATCGACCACACGCTGGAGGTAGTCGGGGCGCCGAGGGTCGATCCCCTTGGTCTCCATGTCCTTGATGGTCGCATCGAGGTTGGCGAAGACCCGCTCCTCAAACTTCTTGACCTGGCGGGCCCGCGAGCGCACCAGCTCTTCCCGCCGGAGTTCCAGAGGCACCGAGCGAGAGTCGTTGCGAAGATAGTCCCACTCCTCAGAACCCCGGCGAAGCGAGATCAGAGCCGCCGAGACCCGCTCTGTGCCGTACTGGTTGATGTGGGCATCGAGAACCCGCCGCCAGGCGACTTCGGCCTCGGCATAGGCCCGGTCCAGCTCCAGGTTTCCCGGGTTGTTCGGGCGGGCATCCTGGATGATCTTGTGGATCGCCCAGTCCGCGGGGCTTCGGAATCGGTACTCGCCGGCTAGCTCCTTGTCGGTCCCGATCCGGGCCTCGATACCGGGCTCGAAGGCGGCGATGCTGTCCCGCTCCAGTCTCCACTGCTCGCTGAGAACCTTCTTGGCGTCCTCGGACATCTGGGCCTCCATGAAGGTCCAGAACTTCCGCAGGAAGGTCCGGTTGAGCGTGCCGGTTCGCAGCAGGTCCGCGTGGGCGTCCAGAAGCTCGGCACTGACCTGGACACCTTCCTGGCGCAGGACCGACGCCTTCTTGGTGGGAGCGCCGGTCTTCTTCCCGCCCAGGGGTTGGTCAACCAGCACACGGCCCACCTGAGCCGACAGGTCTTGCGCGAATCCGAACAGCTCCCGCTGGCCCAGCAAGGGCACCTCATCTTGGTCGAGGATCCGCTGGGCGTGTGTTTCGACCTCGCCGGAAATCCGTTGGACCCCAGAGGTCGGGCTGTATTCGTCGAGGCCCAGCGAGACCTCCAGGTTCACCGTCTCGTCCGTGGCGACCTTCCCAGCGATCTCGTCAATGGCCCGGTCGACCTTGCGGGCATCTCCCGCCTTGGCCCGGCCCCTGGCCTGGCGCAGCCCCGCAGCGAGCCCGCCGGCAATGAAAGAGAACCCGAGGCCGTCCAGGACGTTCTTGAATCGCCCTTCCAGGGAATCCAGCTCGTCTTCCTTGGTGGCCAGGTAGGTGTCTTTGAGTTCGGGGATGGCCAGGGCCAACAAGTCGACCGCCCGGCCATCTTGACCACGCTGGGCCAGGAAGTCAGCAGCCACACCGGCCCCGAAGGCGGCCTTGCCGACGGTGGTGACGCCTTTAAGAGCGCTAAACGCCCCACCGAAGATCGGCGCGTACTGGACAGCCCCCTCCAGGACCCGGATCCCCATGTAGGACGAGGTACCCAGCCAGGGCTCTTCATCGTCTGACAGACCCGCAAGACTGGCGAGGCTCTGCGCGCTGTGCGCGAATCCGCGGGGAATCGCCAGAGCCAAGTCACCGACCAGGGAGCCTTCCTCCTCCGGGGGCTCCACAGGGCCCATGGTGCGGAAATATTGGGACAGGTCGGCCATCAGCGGTAGAGAGCGATCAGGTTCGCTTGGGACTGGTAGAAGACAGCCAGAAGGGCCTCAGAGGGCTGCTGCCCGATCCGCGCAAAGAGCTTGGCGTGTTCATCGGGAGTATCGGCAAAGCGCTCTAGGTCGGCCTGCGAAGAGAACATAGGGGTCGAGAAGATGTCAAGGTCCGCCGGCAGCGCAAAGGTCTGCGGCTTCAACTCGGCACCGTCGAAGTACCCGCGGGTCATCGAACCGGCCATGAACTCCTCGTAGGTCAGCGAGCCCCGGATCAAGGCCGTGGTCACGTCCTCGGGCGGCATGGACTTGAGGGCGACGCTGAGGGCCCAGGGCTTTTCACGCCGCTCGAGGAAAGGGCCGAGGGCCTCCGCCTGCGCGGCGTTCAGACCAATTCCCGGGGAGTTATCGAAGCCCTCCCCACGGAGTGCCCTGTCAAGCAACACCGCGGCTTTGGTCGGACTCACACGCGCCGGAACGAAACGCTCGGTTTGGACGATCTCTTCGATTTCCTTTGTGGTCGGCGCCCCGGCTGCCATAATCGCCGCCCGCTCCTCGGGAGTCACCAGATTGTCATAGCGGGCGTTGACGATCGCCAGCGTCTCCGTCATTGACAACGCAGGCATCCCGCGATCTTTACGGTCCCGCTGCTCTTGGGCGATTCGCCGCTCAGTAACTGCACGCCTTCGGTCGGTCTCAAGCGCACGAATCCGCCCCGCGGGATCGTCGATCTGCGCGGGGACCCTAACCTGGCGCTTCACCACTTCACTCGCCCGGTCACGTTGGCCTGTGGTCTTCACCAACGCTAGAAGACTCATCGAAACCTCGTTTTCGGCAAACCAGCTTGAAGACAACGGCTCATATCCAGGCTTTTGAATCAAGTCCCTGACAATAGGGCTAACCACATTCGATCGACGCACGGCGACGAACTCGTCGATCGGGCCGTCCACCTGCAACTTCGAGTCGATCGCTTGCAAGGCCTTCGTGGCCGGGGCGAACATCTCAGGGGTCTGTACAGTGGCTCTGCGAGCTTCCTGGATCTCGGGGATCACAACCTCCCGCATGTAGCGCACCGCCCGCTCTTGGAGGTCCGCAGTATTCTTCTGCTCCTTGAGCCAATCGTCGGTCTTCTTGAAAGCCTCCTGCTTGATCTTGTTGACTTCCTCAGAAACCCGCAGACGCAACTGGGCCTGCGCGGTTTCCTCGTTATCGCTAAACTCCCGGGCTCCCACCGGAGTCGTAGCGAATAGCTGGGTCTCTCGCAAGATCCGGTCCTCGATCATCGAGAACGTCTGAGTCAGCGACGGGTCTCCGATGGAAGCCGCCCCGGCCGTGCGAAGCGCCTGGGTCGCGGTAATGGTCCGGCGGATCTGCGTCTCATCCCCCGCGGGGATCGCGCCAGCTTGCTCGGCCCGCACCAGTGCCTGGAGGGCCTCATCGAAGTCGCCGTCCTGGAAGGGGACCTTGTAGGCCGCCGCGAGGTTGTCTTGGTCGACCTGGCGGGCCCCGAGGGACGCGATGACCTCTTGTTGTTTCGCGAGCAAGAAACGATTGATCTCGGCGTGTGTCTTCTGCTCCGCCATGGCCGGCGTGTCTCCACCGCTGATGAACTGGCGGAACATTTCGGATCCCTTCGTCGCCGCTTGCGCGTGAATCTCGAAGATCCCGGGCATCATGTCCTGGCGCGTCCGCGCGGTCAAGCCGCTGCTCCCAAGAGCGTTGACCAGGCTGCTGACCGTGTTGGAGGCCAACGAGCCATTCGTCAGAGATGGCGGGATCGTGGACTGCTTCTCCAGCTCTTCCAGCAGCTCCAACTGAGCCGACAGGCTGATAGGCAGCGCCTGGATCATCTCCTGGGTGATCTGATTCTGCTTGATCGCGCTGCGGGCCGCCTCCATCGTCGGGGCCTCGTATTGGTTCTGGGTCGTCCGGGCCCTGATCAGCAGCTCCCCCAGGGCCTCACGGGCGATGGCCTTGTCGGAGTCCTTGACGAAAGTCTCCTTGTCATCATTGATGGTCCGCAGGAGTTCCTGCTGGACATCGGCAAGTCGCCCCTCTTCGGCAGCTTTCTGGAGAGGCCCGAGAAACAGCGAACGGGCTGCGCTGGACAAACGCGCGTCCCGAAGGGCGTCCCGCTCAGAGGCCTCGCGCTCAGCCCGCATCCCCAGCTCGCGCACCCGCCCACGGAGCGCCACCATGCGGGGCCCAGTCAAGGCGTTCTCCCCCAGCGTCGCCGATCCGACCTTGTAGTCCTCGGCCTGTGCCAAGATGTCCAGGAGCATGTCCATGTCCGGAGCCTCCTTGACCATCTCGTTCTCCACCACCATATCCAGCGCGTCCGCCACGATCCCCGCGGGCGCCAAGATGTTCGCCGCACGGAGGCGCCCCACCTCCCGGTCCAGCACCTCTTGGAACTCCAGGGACGCCGTGTTGCGCTCCTCAGGGGTCAGGATACGATCCGGGCTCGCATAGATCCCAAGCATCGACTGACCGATTGAGGCCGCCACAGACTCCTTAGCAGCCCCCTCGGCGAGCTTGTATTGGGCTTCCAGACGGTTCCGCGTGGCCTGCCCAAGGAAGCTGTCGCGGATCTCCTGGGCCTGCTGGGTGAACACATCCCGAGCCGCAGGGGCCCGCATAAGCCCGCTGGTGCTGTAGCGCTGAAACACCCGGGCGTAGGCCGCCTGGGCCTCGCGGTCGTCCAGGACGGGCTCGCCGTCTTGCGTAATCAGCGGGAGCTTCTCCAGCTCTCCCTGGAGTTCGCGGGCGAACCCAGAGCTGTGCGAGCGCCCCAGGGCCACCAGGCCCCCTTCGATGGTCTGTGGAAGCACGGGCCCCAGGCCCTGCTGCATCATCTCCCGCAAGAGAGACTTGAGTTCGATTTCGCTCAGCTCCTTGGCCTGCCCGGCGACAGCCTGCTGGATGGCGCTCTCATTCTCCTGGGCCCATTGCTTCCCGGCCCCGAACTGCTCGACCTGCTCGACCTCTTGGTCCTGCTGGCGGATAGATTTCAAGGCCTTGCCGATAGACTCGAAGTCCGGCAGCGGATTAATGAGACGGTCGGTGGCCCGCATGCGCGGGCTGGCCGAAGCGCCTTGGTAGCGATTGTAGGGCGAGGGGAACATCAGTCAGGCGTGTAGGCCGAAGCCACGCCCTGGGCGCCAGCGCCGGCAATGGCCGAGAAGGAAAGGAGCCCGTAGTTCGGCTTCGGGCCCGCCCCGGCCGAGAACAGATTGCTCTGGAACTCGATCTGGGCCGCCTGGTTCGCATCGACCTCCGCAGCCTGGCGGAACCGCGCATCCCGCTCAGCCCCCACGCGATACCGGGCGAGCCCCGCGGTGATCTGGTCCACCAAAAGTCGCGCAGCTTCGCCGGACACCCGGGCGCCTGCTACCTGGGCCCGAGAGACCCCAAGGGCCCGCGCAGCGTCTTGCTGGATCGACTCCGAGGTGTAGGCGGCCTGCTCATGCTCTGCGCGAAAGGCCCGACCCCGGGCGTCCAGGGCCTTGACGAAAGCCTCCCGCAGGAGCGCTTGGTTCTGCGCGGCGACCTTCTTATCGTACTTGTGCTGCTGCCAGGCCCCAAAGATGTTGGAGGCCCCCTGAGCCAGGGAAAAGCCCCCAACGATAGCCAGCGTCGCCGGATCGAGCATGGGACCAGTCTACCGCCGGACCGGCTCGATAAGCCACTCGACGCTAGCGAACCAGTTGGGAGTCACCTCCGGGTTGTGGAGGGCCACGCTGATCTTTGCCGGGTCCCCGAGGGCCGGGAACTCTTGAAGGCCGGTCTTGAAGATCAGTTGGGTGGCCGTGGCCTGGGAGGAGGCCTGCTTGCTGTAAGTCTTGCCGTTCTCTGCCTGGACATCGACCCGGAACCTCCAGGTGTCCTCGAAAGCCACTTTGACCAGCTTGGCCCGGTAGGATCCGCCGAGAATGGCGCCTTCCCTGGAGTTGCGGAAATAGGGCGGGTGGAGCACGATGTAGCAATCGAACTCCGCCCCGATCTGGAGGTAGTCGAGCTGGTCCAGGAGGTTGCCCTGCACACTCAGCGTATCCGCATCGACCCAGGTGAGCGTCAGCGTGGTCCCTGGGGGGACCGGCGGGCCTGGAATAAGCGTCCCTTCCAGGTCCACAAGGTCAGAAGGACCCACAGAGATGCCCCCAGGACCGCTACCGCCGCCGCCGGAGCCGCCCGCAGAAGCTGCCGCCCACGCCTGAGCCTTGGGGTACACCGATAGGGGCTGGCCAGGGTAGTCGAGGAGGGCGTAGTGTCCGTCGATCGGGGAGACTTGGGCGTAGTCAGCATAGAAGGCCAAGGGACCGTCGAGGAGCGGGGCGACCTTGGCGATGAAGTCCGTCAGGATCGTGCCGGCCTGCGCGGACCGCATGAATGTCTTGATCCGATCGCCGATGACCGTGTTCTGTGGGTCGGTGATCGGAAAAGACACCGGCAGGAACCCGGTCCAGATTTCGTTCCAGAAGAAGGCCCCGACCTGCCCCCCGGACGGGTAGAAGGTCAACGAGGGACTGCTGGCAGTCGCCCCGCCCGGCGCGACCCCGTTGGGATCGTCCAGGCTGAACTTCTTGGCGCTGACCATCTGGAAGCCGAACTCATAGCAACCAAGGCGCAGCGAGGCACCAGTAGTGGTGTTGTGCGCGTCAATCGCATCGCGGTAGTTCTGCACGAACTGCACCGCTTGATCCACCTCAGCACCGACATAAGAAGACAGAGCCTCTTGGGCGTAAGTCGGGTGCGTGAAATCAATGAACGGACTGACCGCGGCGTAGGGCGCGATGACCACCATCTGGGTCAGCGGGGCGCGGGAGATGCCCACGGTGAAGGGGAAGACGTTGGCGGCCTGCGTTCCGAAAGCGTAGACCAATCGATCCGTTTGGCCCGCGAACTCTGTAGCGAACGCCTGGTGGGCGCGGTTTGTCAGCACCGCAGCACCCTCGAAGGCCGCCTGCGTGATGTTGCTGGAGAACCCGGGCTTCGGCCCGATGTATTGGTAGACCCCAGATCCAGGCGTGGTCTCAGTAGCGTTGTTGCCCTCCAGCCAGGCCGCGGTAGGCGGCACCAGAGCGCCTGTGGCATATTGGCCGCTCCCGACAGAGAACGGGAAGCCGTTGAACATCTCATTCGGGCCTTCAACGACAACCGTCAGCTCGGGCTTGAGCGTATTGCGGATGATTGCCGCTTCCGATTGGATGGCCGCCGCATCCAGGAAGCCCGGCGGGTTGTACCAGATCCCGCAGTCCAACTGATTGCACAGCTCGCACAAGACTTCCCAGGGCCAGCCGCCGCCTGTCCAGAAGGGGTCAGTCGCTAGAACCCGGTTGACGGTGCGCTTGCTCGTGTTTGACCCAACGAACTCCATGGGCCGCAGGACTCGGACCTTGAAGACGTTCTTGAGATCGTTGACGAACTCAGGCAGCCAAGGCTGGGCCGCGAGGTCGGCCTCGTCAGCCTTGTAGAACACGCGCATGTTCCGCACACGATTCGCAGGGTTGCTCGTGTGGACCGCGAGATAGACCCCCGCAGTCGTCGGGTTCGCCACGTTGAACTCGATGCGCTTCGACCCAGGCGTGGTCTCTCCCGCAAGCTCCTTGCCGCCGAAGGGATTGACCACAAGATTCGCCGGAGCGGCGTCGAACCCGACCATGAAGGTCCCGTCGCCCTCGAAGGTCAGCACATAGGTCCCCGCCCGGTACAGAGGGCTCACTGTTCCATCAGACGAGACTTCCCGCAGGTCGCGGAACAGCAGCGTTCCAGCGCGGTACGGATCAGTCCCAAGATTCCCGATGTCCGGATAGCCCTTTTCGAAACCCGAGAAGTACACCGGACAGATCCCATCCTCAAAAGCCGAGAACTGGCTGAAGCTGTTCTTGGACTCCTTAAGCCACCCGTTTTGAGTCCCGGGGTTAGCGTAGCGGGCGCCCTTGAGGTAGTTGGTGCGATAGAACAGCGCCTGGGGCTTGAAGTCGAAATACTGCTTGAGGTTCAGGGCACTGTTGAACGCCGGGGTCGACTTCGCCACCAATCCAGGGACCCCTCGACTCGCCGCGCCCAGACTATCGAGCTTGAGCTTGCTGCTGGTAAACGTACCAGGGGCGTTGGAGGCCGCCGTGTAGACTGCCTTCCAATCATTGCGCGAATCGAACTTGAACCCGGGCGGGGCGGTAAACAAAGTCTTACCACCACTCACTGAGACGCTGAGGGCCCCCACGTCGACTCGGCGGTCCAAACGCCACTCTTGGGTACCCTCGGCCGCAAACACATCGTCGAAGATCAGACTTTCCAGGTAGACCCCAGCGTCGCTGACCTGGACCGTGTAGAGCGTGCTGTTCTCGACCGCCAAGTGTGCAACTCGATCAAGCATCCGCCACTTGTGCCAGGCCGTCTGGATCAGCTCCGAGCCGGACTGGGCGTAGCTGTAAACGTAGATGTTGCTGTGGTCGTCAACGCCCTCCACGTCTGTCAGGAGGAACAGCATCCCGAGGTTGGTCGCGCTGACAATCTGACGAGCGGCTCCGGGGATGTAGTTACGGATCTCCCGCGTGACATCCTGCGTGATCAGCGCATTCGCATCAGCGTTCGACGGGGTGATCCGACGGACTCCGGTGTAGGCCCCGTCCTTGTACGGCACATAGACAGAGCTGTCCGTGTAGGCCGGCGGGACCTCGGGGAAACTCTCGAAGTTGACGAACGGGACGAAGTTGATGTTCTCGGCCGTCAGCGACGGATTGATATTGAGGATCCAATGATTCTCCGAGGAGATCAGGATCACCCGACCGTAGTAGAGAACTGTCCCGAGCAACTCCGCGTAGTCCCGACTGGCCGCCTGCGCCTGGATGCGGTCAGATGCCGGGAAGGTCCGCACGGTCTCCCGCCAGAAATTGAAAGGCTGGTCGACCCGAGAGAAGATGACGTTGTTCTGGGACAGGAAGCCGAGACGGCCGTCCACCCAGAACATATGGTTGATGCGGGATCCAACGAAATCCGGCGCAGGGTTGGACACATCGTCGCCCACCTCGCGGTCCGCCCAGGTAACTCGGGAGAACTCGAAGTAGACCGCGTTGGGAGTCCCGGTGACCGCCCCAAGAGCGTTGTCGATTTTGCGCTCGATCTTGTGCGGCAGCGTCGCTTCGTCAAGATCCAGGACGATTCCGTTGGGAAGCGACTCAATCCACTGGCCAGGGCCGTACTTCTGGGTGCTCAAGCCCAGCGAAGACGCGCCCGAACCGGACTGGCCGATGCCCTCCATGACGAACTCGACGTAGTAGTCGTCCTGGTTGAAGTCGGCGTCTCCGCTGATCTTGAGCTTGTACCCAGCGGGCGCACTGGCCGGCAGGTCGGTCAGAAGTTGCGCCTGATCGTCGAAAGCACGGATTAGGGGCACGCTGCCGCCCTGGGAGTCCGTGGCGATCACGTTCTTGATCTGCCGCGTCGGGTCAGACCTCAGGAGAATCAGAGGCCCGAAATTCTGAGCGATGGCTCCGGTCAGGGAAGCCCTCAAAGACGCCGCGATGTCCGCGGGGTCTATGGAGTTGAGGATGCCAACGCCCCCGTTGACTCCATCCCAGGTCGTGATCGTCGCAAAGTAAACCGTGTCGACACCGCTGACATCCACGATCGCAGAGACCGTGTATTTCGTCGAGTAGGCCCCCTGGGCCACGAAAAAGAGCGCCTGATCCCCGTAGGCACTGGGTGTCGGCTCCAGCGTCGTCCCTGGGGCTACCGTCACGGCCTTGTTCAAGACCAGCGTGGTCGACCCCAGGCTCAAGGTCTCGTAGCGCCCCGACAGCAGGTAAGGCTGAACCACATCGACCCCATAGGTCACCTGGAAGCCCGTAGCGAGCACGGTGCGAACCTCGGAGGCCCCAGAGAGCTGGAAGATCGTGGGGTAGAAAGGGTCTCCCACGAGATTGCCGCTGAGCTGGAGGTATTGCGTCAGGTCAAGAGTGACCCACAGGCGCGTCCAGCCCCCGCCGGAGTAGACGGCCCCTTGCTTCAAGAACACAGACCCCTCGCCGAGCTGGCTCTTGAGCGTCCACTTGGCGCTGGTGGCGTTGTATTCCCAGAAAAGCGCGGAGGCCGGGGGAGTCCCCAGAGTCGGTTGAATGAGCCCGAGGCCGACCTGCGTGGGCGCCAAGACCCCAGCGGCGCCTTCGTAGTTCGGGTCCTTGACGTAGACGCTGACGACCGCCTTGCCGGGCTTCAAGACCAGCGCGGCGTCGCTGTTGTAGAGGTAGGTGTACCCGCCAGCAACGAGAGAAGCCGAGCTAATCTGAGAGACCACCGCGGACCCGCCTTCTCCCCAGGGCGTCAAGCCGAAGACCCCTGTCCCGACTCCAGTGATCGAACCCCCGCCGTTGAAAGTCCAGTCGGAGCCGAAGACCACCAACCAGTTTCCTTCGGGCGACGCCGCCGCATTGGGAGCCCGCGTGGCCAGGTAGGAGAAACTGCCGGCGCTGTTGATGACCGGGTACGGGGCGCCGAAACGGTCCCAGACCTTGATCGAAGCCGGACTGATCTGTGCCAGGTAGAACTGGTCGTCCTCGAAACGCAGAGTCCGCCAGACGGCCTCGTTCACATCCGCGGCGCCCAGCACAGCCACATGCCGAGACCCAGGACGTTTACCAGCCCCGCGCACCACGTCCAGGACGTTGTTGACGCTCTCACGGACTTTCCAAGGCGGATTGAGCGGGGCCAGGCCCTGCGAAACCCCACCAGCCAGCGTCGGGACCGAGACAGATCGCAGCATCAGATGGAGAACCAGGGGGACTCAAGGAACTGCGAGGCCGTGGGGGTCCGCAGAAGACTCTCGTTGCTCGCGCTGGCCTGCAAGGCCGTCAGATGGGCGCGGGCCTGGGCCTCGGCCAGATAGAGTGCCTGGAGAAGAGGCCCGCCAGTAATCAGGGCCGCGTAGGCCATGCGGATCGCACGGGCCTGAATGAACTCCCGGTATTCCTGGGGCGTGAACTCCCAGTCCAACTTGCGGATCACCCGGACCTTGATGGGGCCCGTGAAGACGTAGGTGTTGTCCGAGCGGTTGAACAGACGGGCCCCGCGCAGCGCCAGCACCGGAGTCCGGGCCCGGTCCTTGCCCCAAGAGACGTGCAGGATGTCCGCCGCGACCGTGATGAACCCACTCAGGTCCGGGGTCAGCGTCACCTCGTCCTCGACATTGAAGGCCCACCCCTCGGTCTGGCCGTCCACCAGCTCCCGCTCCAGAATCCCCGAGATCACTTCGACCTGTTGATTCGTGAGATCAATGGAGGCCACCGGAGACTGAGAGCAAGCCTCCAGGGCCGCGTTTACAACCTCTAGCTTGCTCTTCATGGCTAAAGGATACCAAGCGAAGACGCCTCTCGGTAGGACTCGAACCTACGCACCTAGGCTCTACCAACTGAGCTACGAGAGGCCAGGGGCCCCAGGAGGTTCACAAAGCGCTCCTGGGGCCCGCTAGATCAGGAGATCACCGAAGCATCGCGGCGGATCACACCGCACGCCTCCGGGCGGAGCACACGGCTGGCGGCCGACTTGCGGGCCAGCATGACTCGCGCCTGGTACTCCGGGTCATACCAGGAGTCTGTCGAGACCCCACCGAACCCGCCGAGGCTGAGGGTGCCCAGGGAGGTGCGATGGCCCAAGATCACACCGATGTTGTTGACCGGGACAGCGTAGTTGTCCCAGTCGCCGTTGCCGATTCCGGTGGGGAGATCTTGCGTGAAGCCGGTGAGAGCCGAGGCCGTGGAGTAGAACGTGAAGTTGTTGGTCGGGCGGAGTTCCCAGCCCGCCAGCATCTTGATCGTGCCGGTCGCCACCGAACCGTTCATCTGGCCGCCAGTGATGTCCATGTCGATCACCTGGTTCGCCGCCAACTTGATGAGGTAGTTGTAGGTGTCCCAGTTCATGAACGCCATGCGCCCAGTCTGCGGGACACGGTTGGCGTCGAAGCGGCCCTTGGCGTCGAAGAAGGCTCCGACGGTGGCGTTGATGTCAGCCGACGAGGTGCCCGAGGCAAAGCCCGTGGTCCCGGCCAAGTTGAAACCATTCGGCAGGCCGCTGATGAGGTTCGCTTGGAACGCGCCGGCCGCAAGGGCCCGAAGGCGCTTGTTGTCGAAGTGCTCGGAGATGGCCTGGGCCTGCATGTGGGCGTACTCCTGGATCACCGGGTAGTGCGCCTGGGTCATCTCGAACTCGTCCACCTTGTTGACCGTGATGAACGGACGCTCCAGGGTGATGACGATCTCGTCGTGAGCCTCTTGTTGGCCGTAGGAGTCAGTCAAGACCGACTCGAAGATCGTGTGGACCTTGCCCGAGGTCCGGCCGAAGACCGGGAACTGGGCCGAGACGCCAGAGCTGATCGTGCGCTCGATGAAGCGGCCGTCGGTCACGGACATCTCGTCCAGCGCCGAGATCACCATGCCGCTGTAGACCTTGAGAAGCATGCCGGCGTTGACGCCAGCGCCGGAACCTTCGATTTTTCCGGTGAACGAACCGTTAGTAAGGGGCATCGGAGTTGTGCTTTGGGGTTGCGGAGAAGCCAACCGTGGCACGACTCAACCGCCGTAGCGGCACGAGATAGACCAGGAGCCGCAAGGGCGCGAGTCCCAAGCGGCTCCTGGCAGAATACCCAGCGAAATCTCAGGATTTTTGCTCGGGCTCTTTTTTCTCCTCGGTGTGCAGAAGGCCAAGTGCCTTGGTGACGCTCAGAATGGAAGCGGCGAGCTGCAACTTCGAGGCGTTCGTCAGGGCGTCTTTAAGATGCCGGCGAGACCGGCGGAACCCCAGGAGGGCCAAGCCATAGCCGAACTCGACCCAGTGTTCCAGCGGGGTCCCTTTCACCAGCGCGCCAAACCCCGCCTTTTGCTCTTGGGTCGCTTCTCGCACCACGGCGTCACCCCCTGCGACGGCGGCGGCTCGGTCCGCTTCGGCAGAGACGATCGTGTCGTTAAGAGCCACCAAGGCCTGGCGGACCTCTTCGAGCTGCGCCGCATCGCCAAGCTGGAGCGCTTGAGCCGCCTGACTTGCAAGATTGTCAGCTTGACCGAGTGCCTGATCCAGCTTGTCTTGAGCCAGCGCAGCTTGAGCATCGAGTTCAGCGACTTGGGCGGCCTGTTCCGGGGTGAGAACTTGCTCCAATTGGCAGGAGCCAAGGAGCAGACAGAGGGCGAGGAAGAGACGTTTCATCGGGGGAAGTCGGTGGCGGTCAAGCGGGCCTCGACCTGAGCGCGGTAGGCCCGATCGGACTGGAAGCGAGGATCGTTGAAGGCTCTCGCCAGATCCTTCGCAGACGCGAAAGGCTCCGCAGGGGCCGGGCGGGCCGGGCGGGCCATGTCGCGCACCTTGGGCTGGCTAGGACGAGCGTACCGGAGGTTCAGCTCGGCGATGGCGGTCTTCCGCACGTCGGCGTCGGGGTGCCGCAGGGTCATATTGATCCGCTGGCGGTCCTCCTTGGTAAGCGCCCGGTCAGCCGCCGCGGACGCCAGCAGACTGTCCCAAGTCTCCTTGCCGCCGGCCTCGGCGTAGATGCTCGCCAGGGCGGCCTCACGCTGCGACGCGAAGAACAGGTGCTCCTTGAGCGCCGCCTTCTCGTCCAACTTGTGCTTCTTCGCCAGGGTCGCCACCACCACAGGATCCAGTTGGCCGGTCTCCTGGAAGGTGACGTAGTGCTCCCCATAGAAGGTCTCAGGGGTCAGCTCGTCGGGGGCCTCGGGCGCCGGGGCCTCAGGGGTCTCGGCAGCTGCCGTGGGCTCGATCGGAAGTTGGTCAGGCATTGGGTTGGGCTTGTTGTTGGAGCAGCCCCGGGATGGCCTGTTGCGCTTGCGCGGCCATCTGAGCCTCCATGAACTGCTCCTCGGTCAGGACCAAGTCGGTGTCCGCCAGACCGGAGGCCATGAAGACCCGGCGGATGAGGACAGGAAGATTCAGGCGCTGGGCCAGGACTTCGCCGAGGCCCATCTGGGCCAGCGTCATGACTGCAAGCTGGATGCGCTGGATCTCCGCAGACCGTCCCAGGGCGTCGATGCCGGTGACGATCGAGACGCTGAGTTTCAGGAAGTTCTTGGGGAGCCGCTTGGCCTCCACAAGGAGGTCGATCAACCGCCGGACCAGCGGGACCTGCACGCGCCGCGCCGCATCCGCGTAGGCCCCGCCGAAGGCCCGCTCCAGGTCGTCCGCCAGCCGGCGAATCTCCTCGGCCGTGACGCGCTCGCCGGGCCGCTGGACGCTTTGGGCGCGGAGGAACGCCCGGTCCAGGCGGTTCTCCATCGTCGCCGCGACCTGCGCGAGCCATTGGAAGTCCCCCAGTTTCTCGGAGAAGCTCAGGATTGAGATGTCCTCCTCGCGGCCATCCACGACAGCCCCGTTGTCCGCCGAGACCAGCGCGGTCTTGCGCGTGACCCCCGCAGGATTCACAAGAAGTCTGGCCTGGGCCACCAGGGCCGTCGTCTGCTTGAGCGACTTCCAGACGACCTCTAGGTAGTTCATGTCTCCCCAGAACCTGTGGGCGTAGGGGTGCCCGTAGGTGACCCCATCGACCGCCGAGAACTCGAACGGAATCAGCGGGCAAGTGCGGTGAACCTGGCGGCTGTCCGGGACCTCGACGGCCATCTCAGGCCCCATGTCCCGCAGCTCCCACTCTTGGACCGAGTGCCACTTACCGGCCTCCAGCCACACCCGCGTATAGAGATTGATCCCACGAGACTGCGCCGTTTCGGCCCAGAGCCGACTGTTTTCCCAGAGCGGATTCTGTTCGTCAACGATCTGCGGGTAGTCCTCAAGGATCGCCGCGTAAGGCTCTTCCGCATGCAAGATGTATTCGATGATGTCGCCGTTGGCCCGCTTGAACCACACCATCTGGTCCAACTCGAAGAGCTGGAAGTTGCCCTCGTCCAGCAACGAGATCACACAAGGCCCCGCCCCAATGATCTGGGCGTTTGCGCGGCCCAGGAGAGTCCGCAGATTCGTCGACTCGAAGTACCGCGAAATCTCCAGCTCTGCGCGGGCCAATTCGGACTCTAGTTGACTCTTCTCTTCCGCAGGCAGATTCGCAGCCAGCTCGGTCTGGAGGCGGAAGAACGGAATGTCCGGCGGGAACATCGCCAGCGTGAACTTGGCCGACAGCTCATGCACACAGGCCGCATTCACCCCCTGGTGCGGCGGGTTGAGCAACGGGTTGTCCCGGTCAAGCGGCATGAGGCCCGGGTCGGAGATCGCCGAGATCCGCCGGCCCAGGTCCAGCGCATGCTGGCGCTCCGAGGACAACAGGTGGTATCGCTCGCAGATTTTCAAGGCATCTTAGGACCCTTGGTCAGGGGGATGTAGAAGTCCATCAGCGTCATCCGCTTCCCGAGGGCCGCCTGATTGACACCGAGCTGGGAGGCTGTCTTCGAGGTCACCGGAGCCTGGAAGGCCGAAGGGACCTGGGGATTCGGGGTCTTGAACGCCGATTCCGCGCCATCCTTGATCGTGTCATAGGCCGCATTGAAGGGCGCCGTGACCCCGCCGATGATAGCGTCCGTGATGTCGTCCAGCCAGCCCATCAGAGGAACAGAGACAGCCAGGGAAGGCGGGCCACCAGCTCAGGGCGGAGGTGCGGGGTGTTGGCAAGACAATCCTGGACGAACCCCAAGACCTTCGTGCGGTGATAGGCCCGGACCATCGCCGCCGCCCGAGCGTCCTCGCTGCCGATGTAGGCTCGATAGTCCTGCTCCGGGCGCCAGTCGTCCCCGATCATCCGCAGGATCACCTCAAGCTGGTCCGCGGTGAACCGAATGGTCGGGGATTCGTCAGTCAGGTGGAGCATCCTTCGATGGTGCGGAGGGTCCGCTCAGTCAGGTCAACATACCAGCGGGAAACTTCCTGGCGGACCCAGGGCCAGCTCAGGATCCGGGCGCATAACAGGTTATCCGACCAATCCTGGACTCCGTGGGCCCCGTAGATCTCCGGCACGGCCGCCAGAGGGTCCGAAAGACCCGCCAGGAGCTTGTCCGCAGTCTTGGGGCCGACCCCGGGGATCCCCTTGTAGCCGTCCGTGGAATCCCCCATGAGCACCTGTTTCGCCAGTGCGTATCGGGCGGACTCCGGGGTCGGTAGGGTGATCACCCGGGTCCGGGGATTGAAGCGGGCCGCCGGGATCGTGAGGAAGTCCTTGTCCTCCGCCAGGATCACCAGCTTTTCGGCCACCGCCGGGCAGGTCGCGTAGATCCCGATGAGGTCGTCCGCTTCGAGCCAGGGGACCATGACGCTCGACCAGCGGGCCTGGAGACGTTTGCGGAGCTGATAGTACCCAACGGGCTTTGCGCCGGTCCGGTGGGCCTTGTAAGTCGGCACCCACTTGATCCGGTAGTTGGAACCCTCGGAGAAGGCAAAGACGACCTGGCCCTCAGGATCGACCATGCCCGAGAACCAGCTTTCCAGGAACCGCACAGCGGCGCCCAGGTCTGCCACAGGCGTGACGACCCCATCGTCCCACTCACATTGCTCGGTGGTCGACCCCAGCGCCAAGTAGAGCGCGTAGTCGCCATCCAGCAGGTAGTAGCGACTGGCCCGCTTGTCGAACAGGTCGGCGTAGTGCGGGATCTCAACGGTCAGTGTGTTTCCTTCCATGATTTTCCGATCTTTGCCTCGTAGCCAAGAGGGAGACGAACATTGAGCTTCCGGGCCGCCCCAGTCATGGACTCCCCACAGAGCCGGCCAATCGCCTCCCCGTCCCGCGCGCAGCACTCGGTCTGGATCTCATCGTGGGTGTGGAGGACCATCCAAGCGTCCAGGAAATTCGCCAGGCCATCGCAGAAGTCCACAGTGGCCTGCTTGATGACCGCGGCCCCGCCGCCTTGCAGCAGGGTGTTGAGGGCACTATTGCGACCCCGGGGGAATAGGCGGGCTCCTGTGAGGGTCTTGAGGCCTTTGCCGGTCCCGAATTGGGCCTGCACCGACGCCAGCAGGGCCTCGTAGGCGGGCATGGCGGCCATGAAACGCTCCCGGAGGCGCCCGCCGATCACGCCGAAGGGTCCGACGTAATCAGGGACCGCCCGATCCGGGAAACGCTTGGCGAAGCGCCGCTCGTACTCCCGGACCTTGGCGACCTGGCGGACCCGAATCTCCTCCAACTCCAAAGCTGATGGCTCGACCAGGGCCCCGAGCTTGACATCGCCACCCCCGTAGATCAGGGCGTAGATGAAACGCTTGGCCTGATTCCTGAGAGCCTTCCGGGCCTGCTCCTCCGTGAACCCAGCGTCCACAAGAATCGGCAGACGCTCGATAAGGCCTGTGCCCTCCAGGGTGCGTTGGTGGGGGTCGCCTGACTGCACCAGCTCCGCGTACTCCCCGTTATCGAAGGGGTAGAGGTAGTGGGCCAACATGACCAGCTCCAGCTTGGCGGCGTCCACCCCGACCAGAACCCGCCCCTCGGGGGCCCGGAAGAGCCCGCGGCACTCGGCGAAGATCGGCGAATGCACCGGGATGTTCGCCAAGTTGGGATCGCTGTGCGTACAACGGCCGGTAACGGCCCCGTAGTGGTCGACGTAGCCGTGAACGCGACCATTGACCACCTTGGAATTCCAGCTCGCCAGCTTGGAGACCAGATTGGCGCGGAGCTTGATGTCCAGAACCAGCCGGGCCTCAGGATACTCCAGGCGCTCTAGGACCTCCTCAGAGACCTGAGGCTGGCCGGTCTCGGTCAACTCCGTGGGCTTCCAGCCATACTTGGTCACCAGGAGGTCGGCGACCTGCTTGGTGCTCCTGGGATTGAAAGGGATCGAGGAGACCGCCGAGGGCCCGGCGACCAAGCGCTTCTGGACCGCCGTTTCCGCCAGGTTCTTGAACTTGTATCGATCCCCTGTCGTGGGGTCCTCGTAGTACGCCGGACGCTTGCCCTCCTCAAGGCGGTCGGGGACCAAGGAGCGTAGTTCATCGAGCAGCGGATTCTCGGCGTCCTTGCACTTGTCGAGCAGGTCCATCGCAGCCGACGAATCATAGGGGGCCCCCCGGGCGCACATCTCGCCGATCCGCAAAGCAAAGCGGCGCTCCAGGTCCGTGCAGTATCCGTCGAGCCATGGGGCAATCCGCAGGAGGTGTGCGTAGAGCTTGGAAGTCACCTCCACGTCCCGTAGACAGTAGCGGACCATCTCGTCCGACAGTCCGCCCTCGAAGTCCTTAAACTGCCCCTTCGGCATCTGGAAGGTCTCCCCCCAGGACTCCAGCGAATGCCCGTGGCGATCCGCGCAGGCCATCTTGGAGGCCACCAGGGTGTCCCAGGTACGCTCCACAGGCCAAGAGACCCCATAGGCCTGCCGGATCGCTGGGAGATCGTAGCGGAGCACGTTGTGGCCCACCAACACAGCGTCCGCCGGCAGTCCAACGAACCACGCGGGGATCTCGTCACCCTTGACCCACCTGGGGGACTCGCCAGGAAGCTGGTAAGCCAACATCCAGATTCGCAGGGCCTCGTTGAGTTCGAGCTGGTTCGCTTCGATGTCGAAGACGATGGGCGTCAAGTAATCCTCCGGATCCTGAGGCGTGTGCCGGTGCTGTTGGTCTGTCCTGTGCCCGAACCGTTGGCACGCTGCACCTGCACCCGCACCGCCTCATTGGCGACCGTGGTGTAGATGCAGGTGATAGAACCGGTGGCGAGCTGTGTGGTGGTGATCTGCGGAAGCCAGGCGCGCCCAATGGCACTCCAGGTCCCGGAGCCGAGATCGGTCTGGAGGAGGGAAACGAACCCAGAAGCCGTGCCGGTCGACAGGCTCATCGATATCTCAGTCCCAATCTCATAGGTCCCGGCCGTGGGAATCGTTACGGTGTCCCCAGGCCCGCTGACCACGAAGCCGCCGACATTGATCGAGGCCGCCCACCCGGTCAGCGTCTGGGCCGTGCCGACGACCCCAGTGACCCCACCGTTCGTGAAGTAGCCACGCTGGAGGAGCGCCAAGACCGCGAGGTAGGTAGGGTCCCACTTCGCTGCCACATCCGCCGCATAGGCTGCCGCGATGGCCGAGATCAAGGCCCCCTGGGAGGCGATTGTGCCGCTTTGGCTTATGTCCGTGGCTTCGTTGGTGTCCAGGCGACCATCCAGGGCCGCGAGCTGGGCCTGGAGAAAAGCCCGCCAACTCGCCACGTCCCCGCCGGGAATGGGCAGGCGGGCCGCCAAGCGCTCCGGGAGACCGCGACGATCAGGGCGTTGAGTCATGAGCTGATCCTACCTCAGGGACGATACCAGAGGCCCCGAGGACCGTCCCAAAGGTATCCCCAGGAATCGGCGTTGTCCTTCCACCACTTGAGGCCCCCAAGGCCCCAGCGGCGCAGTAGGGCCAGCTCGTGGACCGGGCAGAACTCGTGGTCGCGGATCCAATTCTCAAGCGGGGTAGCGATCTTCAAGAGATGTCGGTGTTGGGGTTCTCCAGGGTCTCGGGGTCGACCTGCTCGAACGTACAGTGCTCAGCGTTGTAGCGCCAGTGGCCAGCGATCCCGGTGATCCCGAGGTAGCGATTCTTCAAGACCCGGAAGCGGGTCACAGAGCGGAGCACAGGGTCCTGGAGGTCTCGCTCCAGGGCGATCACGGTGTCGGGGACCTGGGCCAGAGCCTTCGACCCGCGCCCATCGGCCAGCCGCAGACTCCCGCCGCCCTCGGCATCCCGGGCAGTCGCCGAAACGTGGCTGATGACATGGATGTGGACCTGTAGCTCGTTGGCGAGCGCGGCGAGCCCGTAGATCATGTGGTCAATCCCCTTGCGCTCGTCCTCACCTTGCAGCCGCTCCGCGAGGGCCGAGATGTGGTCCAGGATCAAGACCTCGCAGCCGTCCCCGAGGACCATGTGGCGCATCCGAGCAAAGACAACCTCAGGATCGTAGCTGGACTCGTTGTCGAAGCAGACCAGGTTCTCGCCGAGCTGCTGTTCGTACTTGGCGGTCAGCTCGTCGACGGGTAGGGTCTCCGACAGGTGGAGCGGGCGAGACTCGAAGGTGCTGAGGTAGCGCAGTAGCGTCCGCTCGACATTTTCCTCCAAGGCCACCACGCCCACCTTAACCCCAGAGCGCACCAGGTTGGCCCCGACGTATTGCACGACCGTGGACTTGCCCACGTTGGTGCCGGCGAACCACATCGTCACCTCGCCGGGGCGCATCCCAAGGAGCATCTCGTTGAGCCCGACGAACGGATAGGGGTGCCCCAGAGTCCGCCGCTTCTGGAGGCGAGTGAAGAGCTTGGCGCCGCTCACAAGGCCCTCAGGAGCGTACGCCTCGGCCCCGTAGACACAATTCTTGACCGCGGTGAGCCCGTGCTTCATCAGCACGTCGTTGGCGTCCTTGCAGTCCTGAGGAATCGAGCGGACCAGCCGCAAACGCCCCATTCGGAACAGCGGCGCGCAGTCCTGGACAGCCTTCTGCCCCGGCTTGTCATTGTCGAACCAGACGACGACCTCATCGAAGGTCCCGATCCAGTCCATGTTCTCCAAGATCGCCTTGGAAGCATTCGCAGCCCCCGCAGGGATCGACACGACCGGCCAGGGCCCGAGGGCCTCAGCGACCGCCAGAGCATCGAACTCACCCTCGGTGATGACCAGCCGCCGAGTCCCTGCGGTGACGTAGCGTCCGAAGAAGTTGGCCCCGGGACGCCCAGAGACGAAGAACTTCTTCTGGTCGGTCTGCCGGAACTTGTGACCGCACACGACCCCAGGAGCCTCGTGGTACGGGAACATGACACACTCGTCGCCGGCAGGCATCTGCACCAACTTAACCCCATATCGCCGAGAGGTCTCAGCGGTGATCCCGCGGCCGGTGAAGTCCCGGAGGACCGTGAAGCCCCCCTCAGTTCGCTCCTCGGGCTCCTCCGCCTCCGGCGCAGCCCGCATACCCTTTCGCTCGCGCTTGCGGCACTTGTGGCAGAAGGTGTGAGTCCCGTAGTCAGAAAGGGCGTCAGACGAACCGCAGGAAGGGCAGGGAAGGTTGTGACTGGCCAAGGAGAATCCTCCAGATGTGAGCGGAATGCGGGGGAACGGGCGGGAATCTATCAGGAATGAGCGGACAGCGCCAACTTCGCCACGATCTCGCAGCCGAAGCTCGGGCTGTGCGGGTGCGCCGGGAAGCACTGCGCCAGGGTCTTGCCCTGCGCGGCGGCCCAGGATTGGAGGCGCTTGGTCAGCATCTCCAGCTCGGGGGACCCGCGCAGGTCGAGGCCGGTGTGCTCGGGCAGGGAGAGGCAGCCGAGGAGCCCCATGTAGAACTCGCCATCGGTCTGCGGGGTGCCGTTGGGGTGCTGGTTGATGGCGTGGTGGATCATCTGGCTGGGCGCAGCGCGCGTCACGACGAACTTGTAGGGCAGGCGCCCTTCTTCGCCGCGGCCCCAGGCTTCGTCCAGGTTCACCAGCAAGAACCGCGCCGCAAAGTGGAACTCGTCCACCCTGCTGCCCAGCATCGTGACCCGGCGCGCCGCCGTCAGCCCCGACAGGAGCAAGATCCACTCCCAGGGGGCGCAGAGGCCGAAACCGGGGCCTTGCATATCGGCGGGGAGGTGGTGGTGGCCCCATTGCACGTCCAAGAAGCCGTCCCTAGCGACCGCCTCCGCGATGCACACGGCCATATCTTCGAGCCAGCGGGTCCACCCCGGGCGCATCGGATCGCTCGGCGGGGTCAGGTGGACCGCAGCCGCGACCGCGTGCATCCGCCAGGCGTCCTCGCGGCCGAAGCGCTGCTGCTGAGCCGGGTCGTAGCACAGCACGATGGTCTGCGCCAGGCAGCGGATCTCGTTGATCGCCCAGCGCTCGCCGCCTAGGTACGCCGCGGGATACAGCAGCCCCAGCGTGCGGCTCATGTGCTGCGAGTCGATCACGCCGTGCGTGGTCTTGCTGTAGTCCTGTTGGTGCCACCCAAGCGGGTCGTGGTGCTTGTCCCAGCCGTGACAGACGGGGACGTGCGACGGACCGTCAAGGCGGTAGACCGCGCCGGCGGGGAGCTTCGACGGCGGAAGGCCGCGCTCGTAGAGGGCGCCGGTGCCGCGCAGTGCGAGCTGCTGCAAAGCCAGCCGGCCAGTCAGATAGCGGTTGCCTTGCACCAGGCCCCAGGGGTTGGCGCCCTCGCCGCTGCCCACGGCGCCGTAGGGTCTGTCGTACGGGAAGGGGGTCTCGTCGTCGTCGTAGTCCACGGCACGCAGCAGGGACCCGGGGAGACCCAAGGGACCGTAGGGGGCGCTGAGGTCCCAGGGCGCGTAGGTGCCGTGGTCGAGCTGCAAGCGCTGCGGCTGCGCGTTAACCGGCGCCACAGGCCCGGTCACCTCATGGTTGTTCCAGACAGACACCTCGTCGTAGGCCAGGCGCCCCGCTCGCGCATAGTCCCAGTTCCGCCGCTGCGCCACAGGCTGCCACCAGCTCGCCTCGATCATCACCGGGCCAGCGACCACGCCCTCAAACGGCGCGTCGATCTCGGCCAGCGCCCAGGCGATCGCATCCTTGTGGAGCTGCTGAATCTCCCCCAAGCTCAGCGCCCGCGCCTCGCCCCAGCGGACCTGCGACCAGTCGGGCTCTGTGTCGGTGTCCACGGTCAGCTTGCACAGCTCCAGCGTGTCGCCACGCCAGGCCAGCGGCTGCGCTTGCGCGACGTGCGGGCCCACGGGGATTGCGTGGCCGTCGAGGATCTGCGGGGAGCCGGGGGGGACGGGGAGGATCTTGGTGTGGAGCATGGAGATCAGAAAGATGCGAGGGTGTTGAGCCAGTCCTGGCGCTGTTGGGCGAGTTCGGCCCGAGCGGCGGAGGCGGCGCGCGTGGCGTAGTAGGCGGAGATGCCGGCAGCAGCGGCGGCGGAGGCACCAGCGGCGGCGGAGGCGGCGGAGGCGGCGGAGGCGGCACGCGCAGCATAGCAGGCGGCGGCGCAGGTGGCGGCATCGGCATCAGCGTACACAGCGTCGGCGGCGGCGGCAGCGTCACAATTCGCCTTTGTCGGCTCCAGAAGCGCCAATTCGGCCGCCTCCACAGCGCGGCGCGGTCCGCCATCAGCGGGACAGCCTCGCTCCCATACCACGACGGCGCGCCTTGCCGCCGGGATTATGGTCCCGATGTAGATTTTACGGCGCTCAGCAGCAGTGAGACATCGCGTGGCCCAATACCACTCAGACGGGCCGAGGGCAGAACAGTCCAGTAGCCGAGCGAACGGTTGAGGCGATTCGTCGCCACCGATCCGTGTCGCCCAAGCGGCGAGCTTGTCGGTGCAAGCGCCGGCGGCGCGGAGCTGTTGGAGGGAGATGGTGAACATAGGGCCGCGCGCGCTATTCGTGGGGGTGTTCTTGGGGCGGCAGGGGAAGCGGCTGCCAGTGAGAGGGCCAGAACCCATACGGGTTATCGTTGTTTCGCCCGTGATTTGAATACCAACCAGCGGACAGGCTCCATGGATGTTCCGCTTGGATGAAGAAAGCCTCGCAGCACTGTTCACCTTGCGGATCCCACGCAAGCACTGGTGTGCCATCCTTCGGCGCGGTCTCGATCGGTTGCCAGGTCATTGCTTAGCCTCCAGTTCTTCCAGGGCCTCGCGGCCGGCTGGGGTGAGGGGCTCCTTGGAGCGGCGCAGCAGATAGCCCCGGCGAACAAGCGCCTCAGCCGTTCCTGCGTGGATGCCCCACCAGCGAGAAGGATCAAAGATGCCGGCCGGCGATCCAGCGCTCCAGCCGGCACGCCCTTCCGCTATCGCCCGCAGCCCGCGAATCTGCGCTTCGGAGAGCTTCACGGCTTGGGCTCCTTGTTCAGCAGCTTCCAACTAAGCGAATCTCGCCAGAGCATGCCCTCTGCCTCCAAATCTCTAATGAAGTCGGGGTCGTCAGGCTTGATCGCGCTTGCGCTGTATGGACCAAGCCCGCAGCACTGGTCAAAGCCTTCGTTAAAGGCATGGCGTGGTAGGTTCTTGAGCCAGGCGTTCTCCGCCTCCAGCTCTGCGATGCGGGCCTCGGCCTTCGGCTGCC